TGACCACTGGCAGCTTCGCCCAGGTGTCTGAGGACATGGCCCCTACCGTACTGGCTCGTGACTACAAAGATCCCACCGCAGTATGCTACGGCATTGGCAGGGATACTTTCAATCATAGCAAGACATCACCCTTTGCCCCTACCGTAGCAGAAGAGGTACAGCCCACCTTGGTTGCCAAGGGACCTGGGGCTGTCCAACGCGGATACACTGTCCGACGTCTCACCCCCACGGAATGCGCTCGGTTACAGGGCTTCCCAGATTGGTGGTGCAGTGATCTGACCGTAACCGATCCTAACGATGAGGAGCTGGCATTCTGGACGGAAGTATGGGAAACCCACCGCAGGATTGCTTCTCTTGGTACCAAGCCAAAAACCGAGAAGCAGATTCGAAAATGGCTGGCCAAACCGCACTCGGATGCAGCAGAGTACAAAATGTGGGGCAATGGCGTGGCATTACCTTGTGTTTGCTTTGTGATGGCGGGCATTGCTTACGCCCATGACCTTACTGCTCTGAACGGATAAGATAATCCTCCGCGCCGTCGACGTATTTTTCGTAATCCATGCGGAGAACGCTTCCCTTGCTGTGATGGTAACACATATGACCGGCCCAGCCGAGGAAGCAGATTATACCGTCGGGGTGAATTGCCATGATGTCATCTGCCTCTCTGTCTGTTGCCGGAATCCCATCTCCGTAGGTAATTCCCTCGCGCGCGGCATCGCTCATAAAGCGGTACCGGATTGCCTTACTCCGCAGCAAAACATATACCTTTTCTTTTGTTCCAATGAGTTCTCTGATGGTTCGCATAACACAAACACTCCTGTTTTGGTATTCCTACAAGAGCAAACAAAAACAGCCCCATCGATAACGACAGGGCTGTGGTAAAGACACTCTCTATAACCCCATCGTTCAAGCTTTAGCACCTTACCGTTGGGCAGGTTGCTGTGCGGTCATAGAGCTTGTCTCTCGCGCACTCTTTATAGGTGCCATTATCATAATCGGAAAAACGGAATTTGTCAATATCGGTATAATCTGTACAACTTCCTGGGCAAATATTCTACATCCTGAAAAGCAGATATAACTTGCTATTTCGGTGCTTCAGAGCGAATATGTGTACTACCAAAAAAACAAGGAGGTTTACACATGATTATCAACTACAATGTCAGCGGTTCCGACCGAAAGCAGCTGGTTACAGCTATTGCGGAACACACGGGCGAGAAGGCGAAATACCTCGGTGCCCCCGATTTTGCCTATCAGGTTGGTGGTTTTACCATCAGTGTGGATGGTAAGGTCACTGTCGAAGATAACCGCGCTGCCGCTCCTCTCATTCGATTCCTAAGGGAGAAGGGCTTTGAAGCGGAAGATCTTCTGGCTGGGTGCATCGAGGACGAAGATGGCACAGATTCCTCGGAAGCTGAGGTTTCCGGTATTTGTGTTTCCATGCCCCTCAACATCTTTACCGAACAGAATATTGCCAACCTCTACAGTATCGTGGAATCAAAGGGGAGGCTGATTCGGAAAGCCTTAGGCATCGCATCGCTTCCAATCGAAGTAAGTGACCAGAAGGTAAGTTTTCCATGGTTTCCGGGAGAACACTCCCCTGAGGAGATTATGGCCTTCGAGCAATTCATCTGTAAGCTCTGTGACATGGCTCGCTACCAGAAGCGAGTTACCGCAAAAGAGAAGGAAACCGAAAACGAGAAATATGCGTTTCGCTGTTTTCTGCTAAGGCTTGGTTTCATTGGAGAGGAGTATAAAGTTGCCCGGAAGATTCTTCTGCAAAACTTCACCGGCAGTGCCGCCTTCAAGTCCGCTCCCAGGGCGAAGGAGGTGGAATAATGCGCATTATCTCCAATGAAGCATTACAAGCGTTGCGTGAGCGTTACCCCAAGGGAACACGGGTTGAGTTGGTTCACATGGAAGATCCCTACACTCGCAAACTGTTTCCTGGATGCAAGGGAACTGTTATTTCAGTGGATTCCATCGGTACCATTCATGTGGCATGGGACTGCGGTTCCGGATTGGGCGTTGTATACGGCGTCGATTCCTGTCGAAAGGTGGCAGATTCCGATGGCTGAAGATATTCTGAGTGAATTATTCTACGGGCAAATTGACCCGTGGGAAGATGGCCCCCGGGACAAGGAAACCGCAAGAAAATTGAACCACGAGATGTCCGAACTTTGGAAACTCATCGAACAGAAAGCAGATGCCGAGTGCCTGGAACTTCTGGAAAAATACCTGGTTCGAAGATCGGATATGTCCATGATGCTTCAGTGCGACTGCTTCAAGACCGGCTTTCGTCTCGGAGCCCAGTTGCTGTTGGCTGCCATGGCAGATGAGGAAACCGAATGAAATATCAGTACAGATTCGGAACCGGCTTTGAAGATGTGGAACTTGATGAAGAGTGGGTGGCAGTTTTGAAAGACTTTGATCGCTCGGAAGGCAACCAGGATAGACGTCAACGGCGCTATACTGCCTTGCACTATGATGCATTAGAGTTTACTCCGGATTTTATGGGCAAAGAAGATGATGACCTTGTTTCCCTTCTGGATGGTACTCCGGCATTTGAATATGCTATTGACCATTTGCTGCCACGGCATCGTGAGATTCTGTATCGCAGAGCCGCAAAGGGTGAGATGTTCAAGGACATCGGCAAAGCATACGGTGTCACAGCAAGTGCCATTCACCACTACTACACCAACATTTGCACCCGCTTTAAAAAATACTATAAAGTGGGTTTGTGGCTACACTCTTCCCGAAATGTCGCAATCTCTGAAGCTGGGAAAGTGAGATCCATACCGTTCGGAATGACCCCGGCACAAGTTATGGCAATACGAGCATATCGTAGTCAACTATGCTCTGTACAAGAGATAGCTGAATTGGTCGGTATCTCTGAAAGTCGTGTAAAAAGATGTTTGCAGGCTAACCCCGTACTGGAAACAAGGTGTCCCGCCTGCGGAAAGCCAATATCCCAAACAGGTTATGGGGTCCTTCAAAAATTCTGCAATGACAACTGTTATTATAGTTGGTTCCGGCAACATGGAATGGACGCCGGTTCAGAGGTGAAGATTAACAAAACCCGAGAGCGCCTATCCAGAGGGCAACAGATGGCACTGGACTATTATCGGCAGCAACACCTTACGCTGAAGCAGATGCACATTGTAACAGGTATTTCCGAGCAGTTTATTTCTGCTTATTGCTATGCACATCCGTTGCCATACACGCTCTGCCTATATTGCGGGAAGCAAGTTCCGGGAGAACCTGGAAAGTGGAACATGAAATACTGCTCCACGCAATGCAGAAATCGTTATCTTGAAAAACAGAAAAAGATTAGGAAGAGGCTTGTCGGCAGACCTGCTGAGCCAACGACCCCCACCTTGGAGCAGTTGTGTTATGCTGTGGAACTCCGTGACAATGGGCTTTCGTATGCTGTAATTGAAACACTGACGGGGGTAGCCTACTACAAACTCCGCATACTTTTTCGCTTCGATGGAGGAGACAAATGAATGCTGTGAAAGTGGTCACCGGTATAGTGACAATTGCGAATGCCAATATTTGGGAGCCTACCGTCATTGATGGTTCTCCGCCAATGTATACCGCAACAATTATCATCCCAAAAGATGAACAAAAAACCATCACAGGGATAAGGACGGCGGTCGAAAATGCAGTGCGTGAGGGTAATCTTAAGTTTGAAGGTTCTTACTTCGGTAAAACTGCAAGGAAGAACACACCCATCCTTGACGGGGATGCCGAAGGAATGAGTGGCATCTTCAAAAACAGTTGGGTGGTAAACGCATCGACCTTTGATATTCCTTCGGTGGTTGACCATAGGGTGTTTCCTATAACCGATCACACATTGGTTTGCTCCGGTAGCAAGGTGCGAGTATCGCTGACCTTTTATCCCTATGCGAATGGTAAGGTTAAGGGGATCGGCTGTATGCTTGGGAATGTTCAAAAAGCCTTGCTGGTAAATAAGGTTGAACCGTTACCGCTAACACAGTTCGACACCTTTTCTGAAGAGTTTCTCCGCATTCTGCTGAAAGTCTGAATTAGTAAATCACCTAGGATTAGAGCCGAGAGGCTCTTTTCCTCGTTACAGCCGTAAGGCTGTATTTTTTATGCCGTTTTGAAGGAGGTGACCGCATATCAGAAAACTGAAGAAATACAAACCTACTCGATTTATGGCCAAAGGTTCCTACTACGATAAAGCCTCTGCTGATTATGCGGTCAGCTTTATTGAAGCCCTCTGCCACACCAAAGGCACCTGGGCCAGAAAACCATTTGAACTCATCGATTGGCAGGAGCAGATCATTCGTGATGTGTTTGGTACACTCAAGCCTAACGGATACCGGCAGTTTAATACCGCGTATATCGAGATCCCCAAAAAGCAAGGCAAGTCTGAACTGGCTGCAGCTGTTGCTCTGCTTCTGACTTGCGGCGACGGCGAGGAAAGAGCTGAGGTATATGGCTGTGCAGCGGATCGCCAACAGGCATCTATCGTTTTCAATGTTGCGGCGGATATGGTTCGTATGTGTCCAGCTCTATCCAAACGAGTAAAAATCCTGGACTCCCAGAAGCGGCTGGTCTATCAGCCAACGGGCAGTATTTACCAGGTGCTTTCCGCTGACGTCGGTAATAAACACGGCTTCAACACCCATGGCGTGGTATTTGACGAGTTGCACACTCAGCCGAACCGGAAGCTGTTTGACGTCATGACTAAGGGCTCCGGTGACGCTCGTATGCAACCGCTGTATTTCCTTATCACAACCGCTGGTAACGATACGAAATCCATTTGCTACGAGATCCATCAGAAAGCGAAAGACCTTATTGAAGGCCGTAAGATCGACCACACTTTTTACCCGGTCATCTATGGCGCTGATGAAAGCGATGACTGGACAGATCCTAAAGTCTGGAAGAAGGCCAACCCTTCTCTGGGGATCACCGTAGGAATTGACAAAGTCAGAGATGCCTGTGAGTCTGCCAAGCAGAACCCCAGCGAAGAGAATGCTTTCCGCCAACTTAGACTCAACCAGTGGGTCAAACAGGCCGTCCGCTGGATGCCCATGGAGAAATGGGACAGGTGTGCATTCGCCACTCCCGAGGACGATCTGTCCGGGCGGGTCTGCTACGGAGGTCTCGACCTTTCCTCCACAACGGACATCACAGCTTTTGTGCTGGTATTTCCTCCCACCGACGAGGAGGATAAGTTCGTCATCCTGCCGTTCTTTTGGATTCCGGAAGATAACCTGGCACTGCGTGTTCGCCGGGATCATGTGCCGTACGATGTGTGGGAGCGGCAGGGATACCTCCAAACCACCGAAGGCAATGTTGTCCACTACGGATATATTGAGAAGTTCATCGAGCGGCTGGGTGAGATCTACCATATTCGAGAAATCGCCTTTGACCGTTGGGGCGCGGTACAGATGACCCAGAACCTGGAGGGCATGGGGTTCACCGTTGTGCCTTTTGGACAGGGTTTTAAGGATATGTCGCCGCCCACCAAGGAGCTGATGAAGCTGGTACTGGAAGAACGGATCGCCCATGGTGGTCATCCGGTTCTTCGCTGGATGATGGACAACATCTTCATCCGTACCGACCCTGCCGGTAACATCAAGCCAGACAAAGAAAAATCCACAGAGAAGATCGACGGTGCGGTTGCCACCATTATGGCGCTCGACCGTGCGATCCGCTGCGGAAATGATACCAGTGCTTCGGTCTACGATGACCGGGGCATTTTCTTTATATAAATTGGAGGAGTGAGTATGGAAAAAACTATCAAACATATCGTATCACTCTCCGGTGGCAAAGACTTGACAGCTATGCTCCTGCGAATGCTTGAGGAAGGCTGGCCGATTGATATTGTTCTGTTTTGCGATACAGGCATGGAGTTCGATGCTATGTACCGCCACATCGACAAACTGGAGAAACATATTGGCAGACCGATTGTGCGGCTCAAGTCCCATCAGTCTTTTGAGTACCTTTTTTATGATTACTCTCCAAAACGTGCTAACCCCAAACTGGAGCAGTACAGCGGTTTCAGCTGGCCAGGGCCTCGTAACCGATGGTGTACGGCGATGCTGAAGACACGGATCATTGCTCAGTATCTCCGGGAGCTTTCCAAGGAATACACATTGGTGCAGTACATCGGAATTGCTGCGGATGAGCCCAAACGCATCCGGGAACACCGATATCCTCTGGTGGAGTGGGGCATGACGGAAAAGGACTGTCTGACCTACTGCAAAGAGAGAGGTTTTGATTGGGAAGGGTTGTACGACATTTTCCACCGGGTGTCCTGCTGGTGCTGTCCGCTACAGTCTTATGACGAGATGCGAAAACTACGTAGGTATTTCCCGGAGTTGTGGCAGAAGCTGCTGTACATGGACGAGCATACCTGGCGGACCTTCATAAAAGGATACACTGCCAAACAACTGGATACCCGCTTTGCTTTTGAAGATGAGCTGACTGCCAGCGGTCAGCCCATTAAGGGCAAGGCGTTTTTTTCTGCCCTGAAAGAACGACTGAAGGAGTGTGAGTAATATGGGCCTTTTCTCTGGCCTGTTCCGATCTCGGGACAAGCCCCAAAACCGAACTGCTGGTAGCAGCTACAGTTTCTTCATGGGCGGTAGTACTTCTGGCAAAACCGTCACGGAACGATCCGCTATGCAAATGACAGCGGTGTACTCCTGTGTCCGTATTCTAGCCGAAGCGGTAGCGGGTCTTCCTTTGCACCTGTATCGCTACAACGAATCTGGCGGTAAAGAAAAAGCCATCGACCACCCGCTGTACAGGTTGCTCCACGATGAGCCGAACCCGGAGATGAGTTCCTTTGTGTTCCGTGAGACCTTAATGACACATCTGCTTCTCTGGGGTAATGCCTACTCTCAGGTCATTCGCAATGGCAAGGGCGAGATCATTGCCTTGTACCCACTGATGCCTAACCGCATGACTGTGGATAGAGACAGTAAAGGCCAGCTGTACTACAAATACACCACCAGCTCCGATGAAGCACCCACAATGGACGGCACCGTTTTGTGTCTGCCGCCTTCAGATGTCCTGCATATCCCGGGTTTGGGTTTTGACGGTCTGGTTGGTTACAGCCCCATTGCCATGGCCAAGAACGCTATCGGCATGGCTATCGCCTGCGAGGAGTACGGTGCTAAGTTCTTTGCAAACGGAGCCACTCCGGGCGGTGTTCTGGAGCATCCCAGCACCATCAAAGACCCCCAGCGTGTCCGTGAAAGCTGGCAAGCTGCCTTCGGAGGTAGCAGCAACTCTAATAAAGTAGCTGTGCTGGAAGAGGGTATGAAGTACACGCCCATCTCCATTTCCCCGGAACAGGCGCAGTTCCTGGAAACCCGAAAATTCCAAATCAACGAGATTGCTCGAATTTTCCGAGTGCCGCCCCACATGGTCGGTGATCTGGAAAAGTCGAGCTTTTCCAATATTGAGCAGCAGTCCCTTGAGTTTGTGAAGTACACACTCGATCCCTGGGTGGTTCGCTGGGAGCAGTCCATTCAGCGAGTGCTTCTGACCCCTACAGAGAAAGAAACATACTTTGTCAAATTCAATCTGGAAGGTCTGCTTCGCGGCGACTATCAAAGCCGCATGAACGGATACGCCATCGGTCGCCAGAACGGCTGGATGTCCGCTAACGACATCCGTGAACTGGAAAACCTGGACCGCATTCCAGCAGAAGACGGCGGCGATCTGTATCTCATTAACGGCAATATGCTCCCTCTCTGTGATGCGGGTGCTTTTGCAAATACAACCCCAAATACTGACGGAAAGGAGACAAATCCCGATGAAGAAGTTCTGGAAGTGGAAGAACCAGGCGGCGACGGAGACGGAACCGGCAGCTCGGACGCTGCACCTCAACGGCACCATCGCCGAGGAAAGCTGGTTTGACGATGATGTCACCCCCCAGCTGTTCAAAGAGGAACTGATGGCCGACTCTGGTGATGTCACCGTTTGGATCAACAGCCCCGGCGGCGACTGTGTTGCGGCAGCCCAAATCTACAATATGCTGATGGATTACCCCGGCAATGTCACAGTCAAGATTGACGGCATTGCGGCCTCCGCAGCGTCCGTGATCGCTATGGCTGGCACGAAAGTGCTGATGTCCCCGGTGTCCATGCTCATGATCCACAATCCCATGACCATTGCCTACGGTGATTCCAGCGAAATGCAGAAGGCCATTGAGATGCTTGGCAGCGTGAAGGATTCCATCATTAACGCCTACGAGATCAAGACCGGCCTGTCCCGGGCTAAGCTCAGCCACCTCATGGATGCTGAAACTTGGATGGACGCCAACAAGGCTGTGGAGCTGGGTTTTGCTGATGATATTCTGAA